CCAGCGATTTCCACAGCATAGGCTTTGGTTGAGGTGGTTACGCCCTCTCGAAGGAGGGCAAGTGGTGTGTCCCGACCCGCAGCCGCCAGCTCTACCAGGTCTGCCTGGCGGAGTCTTGGCGCCAGGGAGTCGGCGTCTTCAAGGGTGGCCGGACGAACCTTGGCCACCCCGTAGTCTGCGATCATACGCGTTGAGCGCGCGCCGTGTAGAGTGCCTCCCAGTCGAGTGACAGGAATGAGCACGGGTAGGGCGTGTCGTTGTAGAGGGTGATGGTGACCTGGTCGTTCTTGGAGAACACAGGGAACCGGAACTTGCCTTCGGATATTTCGGGCTGAGCGCCTACGGTGGTTGAGACGCCAATTTCACTGGCTTTGAAATCCTTGGTGAAAACGTCTCTGCCGCGCGGTTGGACCAACACCTGGAAGGCAAGGGTGCGGTCGTAGATTATGGTGCCGTAGCGCACCTGGAAGCGTCCTTGGGAGACGGCAGAGGAGCTACCGTTGGGCCGCGTTTCGCGCAGCAACGGACGACTGAGGGTCACCGACATGACGTAGGGGGAGCCGATCCAGAGGGCCGCCGTGTGGTTTCCTCGGACGGTGATGGAGGTGGCGGTGCGGCTGACCTCCGTTAACACCTGGCCGTAGTTGGGAGACCCTAAGCTGGCACTTGTGGTTACAACGAGGGGCGTGTCGGCGTCCACGCTGTAGGGCAAGGTGGCGGTGGTGGTGTTCGCTCCAGAATTGTAGACCACAGCCCCCTGCGGTGAGGTCCTGCGGTCCAGACGCATGGTGTATGCCGCGGACGCGTCGGTGACGTTGGTGGCGGTCTCGACATACTCCAATGTGATCTGAGGCAGGCCCGGGATGCTCCGGTCCATCACCAGGAACAAGCGGGAGTCGGTGAAGAAGTGACCCAGGACCGGAGCTGAGAATTCATACTTGAACCACGCGGACTGGAGTCGATCGTTACCCCGCTTGTAGTAGCGATACAAATACAGCGAATTGGCCTCGGAGGTGCTGGAGAGGGCTAGCAGGTTCTCTGTGTCGCACACCTCCAGCCGGTCTACCGCGGCTGGTAGGTAGCTGGGACATTGCTCGGTGACGTCGTGCGGGGTGAACAGGCCGGTGTCGGCTGCAACGTAATACTCCATTATGCCGCTGGAGTCCCCGCGGCGGAAGCCAAAGAATATGGACCCACCAGATGCCTTTGGCTCAAGCTCAAGCATGCACTCGATGTCTGTGGCTGGCTTTATCTCGACCGTCCGGGGAGTGAACAAATCGGAGCCGCCTAGGATGAATTGGGTCTGCTCCGAGAACAGGACAAGTTTCTCTGCAGCAAACGCCGCGTGCTTCATCAAGGAGACCTTGGAGTGGCCTGAGCCCACGTCTATTGGGTCGTCGTCCAGGAGCTGGATGACCGTCTTGCGGAAGAACCGGAAGTAGTCGGAAGCCGCTGAGAGGACGACGTTCTCCCCTGACAGAAAGCCCAAGCGGTTCCGGTGGAAGAACAGGTTCGATATGGGGCGCCCTATGAAGGAAGGCGGTGGGTTGGTCTCGGCATCTCCCGCCTGCCGGGGGGACCAGTCCAGTGGTTTGTAGAGGAAGTAGCTCCCCATGTTCACCAAGGCGTGGGGAAGTGTCGTTGGGTCCAGTGAGTCCTGAAGGGAGCCGGCTTGGGCCTCGACCCAGGAGCCGCTGCTGAAGCCGGTTGCTGAGCTTACCTCAGGCGCGAACCGAAGGTAGTATTCGTCACCCTCGGTCTCGGGGTCTCCAACGACCTTGATGCGGAATCCTGCGTAGGCCCGTCGGGGCAGAAGCGCGAAGTTCTGGACCACACCCTTGAGTGCCTGTGCTCCGTCCGGGATCGTGGAGGTAAGCTCCACCCTAAAGTCGCCGTTGTCCGTGCGGCGAATATGGATCAATGACTCCTGGCGAGAGTAGGTCCACGTCGGGAAGAACGGGTGTGTGTCCATGAAGCTTTTCAGCGCGGACATCAAATCGCCTTGGTCTATGCCGTAGTAGGTGGTGACCACGCCGGGGGTGAAGTCGCTGGTGGCGTATATCTCGTATTGGCCGGTGTTGGCCCCGGAGGTGAGGGGCTCCGGCGCTACTTTGAGAACCACCCGGTAATAGATTGAGGACGTGGGGACGGCGTAGAGGCGGAGGTCCAGCTCAAGGCCTGCCCGGAATTGACGGAGGAACAGCAGGGCCTCCGGTGGGTTTGGGGCCGACACCGTAGACGACTGGGCCGTGACCTTGCTCTTGTTTAGCAGGATCGTGTAGTCGGCCACAGTCAGGGCCTTTAGGTCTCGGCGCGGGTTCTCGGTTTCCAGATAGCCCAGGTCCGCCTCGGTCACGTCGGTCAGGTCCTCCCGCTTAACAGGCAACGCCGCGCCGTCCAACGTCGTCACCTTGATCTGCCTGTCTCCCATCACCAGTAGCCGGCGCTCGGAAGCGGAACGGTTGATGAAGTGAACGGAAACATCGGAGGGCGTTGGGTTGTCCTCGAAAGCCAGGTCCAGCACGGATACGTGCTGCGTCGGGGGCCGCTTGGAGAGGCCTGTAAGGGGGTCGGGGTAAGCGTTGGTCTGTGCCGAGACCTGCGAAGGAAAACGCAGGGTTTCCGACTGCTGGCTGACACCGTTGACCAGCGTCGGTGTGGAGGTGGAGAGAAGCATGGATATTAGCGGCGGCTCAGGCGCCAGGCTGTGTCAGCCGAGTCGAAAATGGTGTGGTCCGCGGAATCCGTGTCGTAGGCCTGGAGAACCATTCGCGCTCGGACCTCGTCGTTCTCGGTGAAGCCGCGTATTAGTTCGGACCCTACAAAGCGGTCGTTGAACACCCGACTGGCGCGGACGGTGATGTAGTGGCGCGCGGGCTCAGGTAGTTCGTCCCACGGTAGTAGGTAGACGATCTCCGCCTTGATGTCCTCGGGGAAGGAATAGGAATGGCCCTTGGCGTCGTATAGGCGGGTGCCGCGGAGCACGGGACTCACGTCAGGGTAGGCCTGGGGGTCCACGTCTATCTTCAGGGAATTAGCAGGCGCCGGGATTGTGCCGTCAGACTGCCGCGTGAGGGGCACGTCCGCTTCAGTGTTGAATGTCCACCCCTCGACTTGGATGACGCGGGTCAACTCGTCTAGGATGGAGGCAGCGTTGGCGACATCCAGCGTGGCTTCGGTGAGGGTGCTGACAGGGGCTTCACCCGCGGCCCCAAGAATGATGTTAACAGCTTCTAGCTTTGTGGTGAGGGGCATTAGACTTGGCGCGCCAAAGGGCCTTGGCGTGCTTGGGAACATCCCGATAAAATTCCACGGCCTGCTGAATGAATCGCTCCTCCCATAGGAGGTGGACGGCAGACGCTAGGACGACCAGCGGCCATAGGAGCACAAGGAGCGCGAAGGCACCTACGCGCAGGGTCCGGCTTCGGATTTGGTCTATTTTCATAGCAAAAAATAGGGGCGACACGGAGGTTATCCATGCCGCCCCTTGGGTGGTTCCTAGTTACGCACTAGGGAGCGGCATTAGGCGGGATCGGCCTTGCTGATCTCGACAGCGGCCTCCGGGCGGAGGGTGCCGTGGCCGACAGCATACTTGGCCACGAACAGCCAGCCCTGGCGTTCGATCTGATACTCCGACTCAACCGCAAGGTCGAGGAGCTTGACCGTGCCCACAGCCGACTTGTGGAACACCGTGGCCACCGTGTTGGTGTAGTTGCCATGGTAGGTGTTCTTGTCGCCGGTGACCGAGGACTCGTTGGTCGTCGGGAGCTGGTTGGACTTGACGATATGGATGCCGGCGACCTTGAGGACCTTGCCGTCCGCGTAGACACCGGAGCCGCCCCAGTCCTTGTTGATGACGTCGGTGGTCTGGACGAGGAGGAAGTATTGCTCGGGCGAGACGATGCAGTAGCGGTCGTTCTCGGGAACATTCTTCTGGTCGAGGACCTTGGCCGCCTCGAAGATGGCCGCAGCGAGGGCCGAGCCGGAGGTGGCGACGGTGGCACCCTTGGAGAGGATGGTGCCGGTCGGGCCGTTGGTGTAGGCCGGGGTGGAGACACGCGCCGAGAGGATGACCTTGCGGAGGACGTTGCCGTCCATGCGGAGGGCCAGGGCCGTGCCACACTCGCCCGAGTAAATCGAGCGGAGGTCGTAGTGGTTCATCGCCTCGTCCAGGTTCGCGATGAACACCGGGGCGATGAGGAGGTCGTCGATGTTGATCGTGCGCTGGCCGTGGAGAATCGAATTGAGGTAGGCGTTGTCGCCGTCCGCGATGTTGGCGCCGGGGGTGTGATACTTGGCTACCGCGGTGCCGGTGACCGGGAAGTCGGCGCCCTTGCCGGAAGCAATGGTGCGGACCGTATGCTTATCCAGCGTTACGGTGGTGTTCTTGAAGGCGGTGAGGACTTCGCCAGCGAACTGCTTGCGGAAGAGTTCGAGCTTATCGGAGCCGCCGTTGTTGGCGCCGGGGCGGGAGGGGGAGGTGTTACCGTTGGCCACTGACAGGGGCTACGCGGTCAATCGTGTTGCGACTGCGTAGCGGGAAGATGAATACTGACGTTTTGCCTCGTGGGAGGCGGGGCATCTGCCGTTGACGAACACACGACCTGCTGAGGTTGTCCCCCGCAGGGGGCCTGAGGTCGTCCGTGTGCGGACGGCGGAAAGAAGAGGGTGGACGGGCAAATGCGGATAGCCCGCTACTTCCTCACAGCCGAAGCATGTAGTGAGTTTTCGCGTCCGCTTAGGCTCTTTTCAGCCCGTCCAGCTTGCCGTGGATTTCGTCCCACGGCGGACTTTAGCACCCTAGCCCAAGGCGTCCCTTGGGTTCACCTGTGGTTCAGGTTGGCTCGATGCGCATCACCGGTTAGGGGAGAGGCGTTCCGGGTGAAAGTGATTTCAAAGGTCCGACACAGCGAGGCGCTGGGAAACCTCGTCTCGGTAGGCGGGGTCCTCTTTGTAGCGGGGGTCGCCCATCGCTTCGGTCACTTGAGCCCAGCTTTTGAAAGCCTGGGTAGAGCCGGAGCCGCTGGACTGGCCGCCGAGGAGCTTGACCGGCTTACCAGAGACAGCCAAGGAGGCCTCGGCTTCGCCGCCGACCAGCGCCTTGTTATAGGCAGCGATCTCCGCGGGGCTGAGGTTCTCTTTGGCCCAGGTCGCCATGCGTTCGTAGGTTTCCTTGCCGCCGACGGAGTCGAAGATGCGCGCCTCAGCAGCAGCCTGGGAGGCCTGGATGCCGGCGATGTATTGCTCTACGACACCCTTCGGAAGGCCGATCTTCTGGAGAGCCTCGAAGCTCTTTTCAGAGAGGGCACCGGTTTCCTCGAACTCCTTGAAGAAGGGCTTGAACGCCTCTTCGCCCTCGGGGCCGTTGGCGTCCGTGGGCTTGGTCTCGGGGGTCTTGGTAGGCTCCGCGGTCTTCTTCTCAAGCTCGGCGTAGGACTTGGCCAGACCTTCGGTGTCCACCTTGCCGTCCTTCCAGAACTTGTCCGGAACCCACTCAGGCTTCTGAGCGGCATCGGCGGTGGGCTTCTGCTCCGTCGGTGTGCCGGCGGGCGTAGTGACGGTTTCGTTAGGCTTGGTCTCGGTCCCCTCAGTGGGAACGGCGGTCTTCTCAGTGGAAGCCGTGGGCGACATTTCGATACGGGAGAAAGTGGATGACATTAGGCGGGGGCTTGTGGCTGCTGTGCGGCGCCGAGTTGGCGCATGGCCTCAGGGCCGAGTTTTTCTACGGCACCCTGAGCAAAGGCCATCTGCTGGGCTTGCTGCTGCTGGGCTTGGACCTCTTCTTCGGTCTTCACCAGGCCCTTAGTTGAAATGGCCAGAGCCGTGGCGGCTCGGGTGATGAACTCGGACGAGTTGAGGTAGGTGCCGACCTGTTCAGGCGGGAGGGTTTCCTTTAGCACGGCAGCGAAACTGCGGAGCTTCTGGAGGTCGTTACCGCGTCCCAGGGCTTCGATGCCGGTGGTGACGCTTGGACGCACGACCTTCTTTGGTAGGGCAGGCATCCGCTTGTCGCGGGCCATGCGCGCCATGAGGGCGTTGGCCAGTGGAAGCTGGAAGTCCTGAGCAAGGACCGAGTAGATGCCGCCGAGGGAGGTCTCCAGTTCCTGGACGAGGCTACGGATTTCCTCCGCAGTCACGCGTTCGGCTTGCCTCTGAACTCCGGTGGTCAGGAGGAAGGCCATCTCCAGTCGGCGCTCAATTCCTTGGGCGTGCTGGAAGACGAACTGGAAGTCGGCATACTTGTCCAACTGGAGGCAGGTCACGTCCTCCTTACGGCCTTGGACGAAGGCGCCGTTGCGCGCATCTGATAGACGCTTGGCCTGGGTGACGCCGTTGGGATTCACCAGGAAAAGGATCTTCGAGGCGGCCACAGCGCCCTGGCTGAGTGCGCAGGAGAGGTTCTCAAGCGAGACAAGGTCACCCTTGTATTGCTCAACGTATCCTCGACCGTAGTCCTCCCCGTCGATCTTGATAAACCGGAGCGGGATGAAGGGGCATTTGTCTTCGGGGTAGGACCCTTCGGTATCTGCTAATCGGATACCCCGGGCTTCCTGATAGACGGTCCACTTCTTTCCAGCGGCGCTTCGCTCACAGACGGTGTAGAGGTCTAGGACCTTGTCTGCGTCCTCCTTTTTCATCCCCTTGGTCACTTCCTTTGGGAGGACCTTAGGAGAGACCTGCTCATGGAGGATAATGGTCAGGACGTTACCCATTGGGTCACGGTCCACGACATAGCGGTCAAGGCGATGGACCTTAAGCGGGCCTTCGTCGGTGACGTGGAGGAGGGCGTTGCCGGCCACCAGTAGATGGAGGAAGACTTGGCTGGCGGTGGTGCGGGTGGCCGTGGTCTCGATCTCGACCATGACCGCCTGTTCGATCTCGCTTAGGGAGGCCTCAAGCTGGGACTTCAGCCGAGCGTCCTTGGCAATCTTCTTCATCTCGAACACGTCCACCGCTAGGCGGAAGAACGGGGTGTTCGGGGGGAGGAGCGCCAGAAGGAGCTTAGCTGCCAGGTTGTTTACTCCACGAGAGCCGACGCT